GTCTATTGCCGGCCCGACAGGACCTACTGGCTCGCTGACGATCGCCGACGTCATCGCGGCCGTGAACAGCAACGCGACGCTCAGGGCTGCAATCAAGTCGGCCGCCACTTCGTGAGGCTTGCATGATCGAGCACCTTTACCAGCTGGCCGTGCACGCTTACTACGCTGGCGAGCTCGACGCTGGTCGGCGAGCGTGCGAGACGCTGCTGGCGATGCAGTTGACGCCCGAAAAGGAGCGGCTCGTGCGACGCAATCGCAGCTGGTACACGCAGACGCTCGACGAGCTCGTCGGGTGCCGCTTTCACCGCTTCGACGTTGAGCCGGCCCAAGAAGGTTGGTCGACATTCAATCCAACCATCATCTCGCACGACGAAGGCTACCTGGCAATCGTGCGGTCGAGTAACTACACGATCGTGGACGGACGGTACGTGATCCCGCCGGCCGACGGCGAGACGATCCGCACGGTGAACATGCTGGTGCGACTCGACAAGTCTCTCGCAGTGCAGGGCGAGGTGGCTGGCATGCCCGACCCGCTCTACCCGAAATCAAACTATCCGGTGGTCGGCTTGGAGGACTGCAGGCTCAATTCGATCGACGGCGAAATGCGGGTGAGCGCCACCGTTCGCAACTGGGCGGGCCGCGACGGCACGTGCAGGATTGCCACGGCCACGCTTCTGCCGCACATGGCGAGCATCATCGACGCGGCGATGCTCGACGAGCCGTGCCCGGGGCGTCACGAAAAGAACTGGATGCCGATTGTCGGCGCAGATAGCTGGCTCTATTCGTGCTGGGAAGATGGCCGCACGGCATTCGTTTCACGCAACGGAAGCGAGTGGAAGATCGACCGCCGAGGGCAGTCGCCGGCGATTGCACGCGGCTGGCGTGGAGGCTCGCAAGTTATCGACGCCGGTGACGGCAGATGGCTGTGCTTGGTGCACGAGGTGGCCGATGACGAAGGCCGCCGCATCTATGAGCACCGGTTCGTGCTGTTTGGGGATAGCTGCGACATCATCGGTTGGTCCCCGGCTTTCGCGTTTCGCGAAAAGCGAACAATTGAATTCGCGGCTGGGCTCGCCCGGCGTGGCGACCAACTGGTGGCGACGTTCGGCGTGCGCGACGCTGAGGCGTGGATGGCCGAGATGAGTGTGTCCCAGGTTCTGGCATTGATTGGAGGAAACGATGGGTGACGAGCTTGAGGACCAGGTTGGCGACCGACTGCGGATTCACTGGATGCCAGGAGACTGGTTTCCGTGTTCGCCGGAGGCCGTTGGCCACTATGCCGCCAAGGCACGTGTGTGCCGCGAGTACAAGCCGTCGAGCGTGATTGAGATCGGAACGCGGTGCGGCTACTCGCTCGCGTCTTTTCATGTCGTGGCGCCTGACGCGAAGTTTCTTTGCGTGGACGGTGCCCTCGACGCCGACAGTCCTGCGTGCCTGCAGCACTGGCAGAGCGTTGTCGACTCGCTTGGCATCGACGCACAGCTGATCGTCGCCAACAGTCATGACCTGCAGCAGCTGCCCCCGGCCGACTTCGCCCACGTGGACGGCGACCACTCCTATGCAGGAGCTCTGGCTGATCTGCGGCTGGTGGCTCACGTACCGGTGATCCTGGCCGATGACTGCGACAACCCGGAGGTCGAGCGGGCCGTCGAGGAGTTTGGCGAAGAGAGCGGACGCGAGCCGGTCTATTTCCATGACGGGCTGCGGAAGGTCGCCGTGCTTGTGGAGGCTTGATGGTCATCGGCATCTACGCTCTCGCGAAGAATGAGGCAGGGAACGTCGCGGCGTGGGAGGCGTCGTGCCGCGACGCCGACGTGCGGATCGTCACCGACACCGGCTCGACCGACGACACCGTGCAGCTGCTCGAGGCGGCCGGCGTGACGGTGGCCCGCGGAAACGTGGTGCCGTGGCGGTGGGACGATGCCCACAACCTGTCGCTACACCACCTGCCGGCCCACGTCGACGTCGCGATCCGGCTTGATCTTGATGAGGTCCTCGACCCGGGCTGGCGTGATGCGTTGGAGGCGGCCTGGAAGCCGGAAACGACCAAGCTCCGGTATTGGTACCAGTGGAGCGAAGCCCTGCGGTTCAAGAGCGACCGCATTCACCTGCGGGCTGGCTACCGGTGGACTGGGGCCACGCACGAGGGGCTGGTGCGATGGAACGACTATGAGGTGCAGACGCACTGCGAGCAGACGCTCATCCGTCACCACCGTCAGCCGGGCAAGCAGCACAAGACAGACCTCACCCTCTTGCGGCAAGCCGTCCGCGAGGCCCCGCACGATGCCCGGATGCACTGGTATCTCGCCCGCGAGCTCGACTACCACGACCAGCCGGGGATCGTCGAGGCTTTTGAGCACTACCTTGGCCTGCCGGGCGGGGCGGCGTGCGAGCGTGCTTACGCGTACCGCGTGCTGGCCCGCCGGCAGCCGGAGAAAGCCGGCAACCACCTGCTCAGGGCCATTGAGGAGTCGCCCCACGAGCCGGAGGGCTATCTGGCCCTCGGCGAGGCGTGCTGGGATGCCGGCGACGCGGTGGGTGCCCTGCACTGGGCGCGGCGGGCATCGCTTGCCCCCCCTGACCGACAGACGCACACAAGCGACCCGGTGGCCTACGGCCACCGTGCCCCGGAGATGGCCGCCACGGCGGCCTACAGCCTCGGACTCAAGCAGGAGGCCCTGGAGCACGCCCGCGAGGCGTTCCGCCGGCACTCGTCACAGGAGACGGCGGCAGCGGTCGGCCGCTTGGAGCTCGAGCTCACGACGAACATCCCCGGCCCCCAGGAGCGATAGATGCCAACCCTCAGTCCTCACATCTCGCGTAACGTCGCCACGCGGCTCGCCGCCGCCCTCTCGGCATTCACGTGGGGCAGCGTGCCCGGCGGCACGATCAGCGCCGTCATGCAACGCAAGCCCGACTACGGCCTCGAGGATCTCGGCATGCTGCGTGTGTCGGTCGTGCCCGGGCCGTACACGATGAAAACCGAAACCCGTGGCATGGAGGTGGCCGACGTCTCGACCGGCATCGTCGTCGCACAGCACGTCGGGAGCGAGTCAGAAATCGTCGCCCTAGAGGATCTCTGCCAGGAGATCGTGGACGCGATCCGGTCTAACTTCATCCAGCCGTCTGGGCTGCCAGAGAACACAGACTGGACCGAGGTCGGCAACCCCCTGCCCTACGATCCGGAACTGCTTGAGGCCCGCAACGTCTTCATGTCGCAGGTCAGCGTGCAGTGGGACGTGCCGGTCGACAAGTGGGTGCCGGTAGCACCCACGGGACCGACGGGGGCAACCGGCGCATGAGCATCCTCCTCCCTGCCGGCCGCAATCCGCTCGGCTCCGGGCTCTCCGGCCCGACGATCCCGATGCGGATCAACTTCGACTTCTTTTTTGATCGTGCGAGCGTGCAGAAGGCGCTCGACAAAGCGATCTACCGCGGGCTGTATTCGGCCGGATCGGTCGTGATGCAGATCAGTCGCCGCAGTATCAAGAAGATGGGCCTGGCAAAGCCGCAGCTGAAGGTCATGCGGGCAAACCCTGATGCAAGCCTGCGTGAGTTGCTGGCACGCCGCGACATCAACGATCGCACGAAACGGAAAATCCGCGAGCGGATCTTTGAAATCAAGTTTCGTCCGCCGAGCCAAGCCGGCACGCCTCCGCACACGCACTTTGGCACACTGCGGCGGTCGATCACCTACCAATACGACCCGTCGACTGAATCGGTCGTGGTCGGCGGGTTCATGGACGGCGCACCCTATATCGCCAGCCTGCACGAGCATGGCGGGACGCAGCGCATGGCAGCGTGGGCGTGGATCCCGAAGTATGACCGCGGCTACAAGGGAATTCTGGCATGGTATCGCGTCGGCAAGGGGCCGCGGAACACGCGAAACTGGGAGTTGACGTCCAGCTTCCGCCAGACTTTCGTCTACCCACAACGTGCGTTCATGTTCCCTGCAATGCTCGAGGGCATTCGCCGCGGACGCATCGCGAGGGAGTTCGAGGGGCGGTTCCGCGTCGGGTAGGTGGCCATCTGTTCATGTATACTGGCGATAGGTGCCTTCTCTACGCGAGGACCACATGCCAACGACTATTTATCTCGGAAAAGACACGACAATCACTGGCCTGACGGGCGTCCAGGACGTCTCGATGACCATCGAGGCCGAGAAGGTCGACGCCACCACCAAGGGCTCGACCGGCATCTACAAGCGCACCGTCGCCGGCCTGACGGCCCGCACACTCGAGGCTACTGTGCTCGGCGACTCGTCGCAGACCTACGGCAAGGGTGTGACCGTCGTGGTCACGCCCAGCGGTGGCACTGCGTTTTCGATCACTGGCGTTGTCACTAGCGCGAAGCGGACGCAGCCGATCGGCGGCGCGGAAGCCGTGAGCGTGACGATCAAGCCTGGCATCGCGCTCGACAATGCCGACCAGGTCACCATCTAGTTTTAATCACCAGGGGGGGCTATGGCCAAATTCAAGCTGGGCAAAAACGCTCTGATCAATGCTCCTGGCGTCGTCCTCGACAACGTCGTCGACACCGACCTCAATGCCAGCGGCGACGAGGTGGATGTTACGGTGTTCGGCGACACCGAGAAGCAGGTCGGGTGCGGCCTGCTCGACGTCACCGTCGAGGTGGTCGCGACCAGCCATTCCGCGACCGTCGGCCTCACCGGCCCGATCACTCTCGGCGGCATGTTGTCTGTCGGCTGTGTC